CGGTATTGTACGACGAACTGCATTCGGCGCCCAACCGCGAGTTGTGGGAGGTTTTGACGACCTCGGTGGGCGCCCGTTCACAACCTTTGGTTTTGGGCATCAGTACGGCGGGAATCGACCGCGGCGGTTTGTGTCGTGAATTATATGAGTACGGCAAACGCGTTTTGACTGGCGCGATTGACGACCGAACATTCTTGCCCGTTATTTACGAGGCACCGCTCGACGCCGACCCGTTCGACCCGAAGACGTGGTTGATTGCAAACCCGAACCTCGGCGTTTCCGTTCGCATGGAATACTTCGAAAAAATGTCGGCCGAGGCAAAGATTTTGCCGACGTCGGAAATCGCGTTCAAACAATTACATCTGAACCAATGGATTTCGTCGTTCGATGGTTGGTTGACTGACACCGATTGGTGCGCGTCCGCTGGCGTCGTTGACCTTGACGAACTGCGCGGCCGAACGTGCTTCGGCGGTTTGGACTTGGCCGCCGTGTCCGACGTTTGCGCCTTTGTCTTGGTTTTCCCGATGGATGATGGCGAAATGAAGGTTGTTTCAAAATTCTTTGTTTCGAACGCGGCGGTCGAACAACGACGCGGCCGCGTGGGGGCGTCTTACGATGCGTTTGTTTCGGTCGGTGAGTTAATCGTGACCGACGGGAACTCAACGGATTACAACGTGATATTTGAAGTAATGCTTGAAATGTCAAAGGTCTTCGATATTAAGTCCGTGGCCTTTGACCGATGGAACTCGTCGGCATTGGTTCAACGACTGGTCGAGGCCGGTTTTGATATGGATCCGTTCGGCCAAGGGTTCGCGTCAATGACCCAGCCGATTCGTGAAATGGAAATTATGATCAAGAAAAAAACGCTTCACCACGGCGGGAACTCGATGCTTCGGTACATGGTTTCGAACGTGCAAACAAAGTTCGACGAGGCTATGAACGTAAAGTTCGTCAAAAATAAGTCGGCCGATAAGATCGACGGCGTGGTTGCGCTGGCGATGGCAATCGGTGAATATATGACCGCGACGCGAGGCGCGAATGACGACCGCTCGGTGTACGAACAAACGGGAATCCGCTACCTATGAAAAATATAAATACCACGGCGCAAGTGTTTCAAAATCAATGCGCGACGCTCGATTCCTTCAACCAATTATTCAATGTTTACATTGGTGAAGGAAATCAAAAAATCGCTGCTTATGAATCGTGCGAAATACTGCACGTTTCAATATACGGGCGGCGACGTTTTCAATCTTATCAATCGTTTCAAAATTCATTAAATCATGCAAAACGAAACCTCACAAATCAACGATAAAATTTCCGAAATCATTGAGAAACTCGAAGATTTGGTTTTGGCAAAAAATACGACCTACGGCAATTCGCTACAAAACCCGGTTCGGGTTTTTTCAAGGGCCACGTCGGTCGAATCCATTTGCGCCCGCATCGACGATAAGTTGTCGCGCATTTCAGCGGTCGGCGTGAACGACGACACCATTGACACCATTTATGATTTGATGGGTTACTACGTCCACTTACTGATCGCGCTGGAGCGTGAAAATTGACGTTGTTCAAAAGTTTCTTTGTATTTATTTGGTTTATATTGATGCGCCGTGTATTTTATTTATATATATATATATCCCTACGGGATATATATATATATAAATAAAATCAACAACGCGTGTCAATAAGTTTTGCGGGAACACCCGCGCATGGTTCGGAAAACTATTCGTATTTTTGAGGGGGATATACCTACTATGGCCGAAACGAAACCAACCTTTGCAGCCCGCGTGATCGGATTATTCCGCGCTTCACCGAACAACCCTTCAACCTCGTTGGCTAAACCCGCGGAATGGTTATTCTCGGACGACCGCTCAAAGACCGGCGTTGCGGTCAACGAAAAATCCGCCATGACGTTTTCGGCGGTTTGGGCATCGGTTCGTATTTTATCGGAAACCATCGCGTCACTACCTTGGAACGTTTACACCAGCGAAGACGAATCGCCAATGGTGGTTCCCAGTCACCCGATCACGAAAGTACTGCGCCGACCAAACGCAATGATGACGTCAATGACGTTCCGCGAAACGATGATGGCGAACCTCGCCCTTCACGGAAACGCGTTTGCATTCATTGAGCGCGACGGCGCGGCCCGTGTGACGCAAATGATTCCCGTTCACCCGTTGCGCGTTGAAATCAAAGTGGTTCAGAACGAAAAGTTTTACCACGTTGACAAAAAAGAAGTTTACTCGGATTTTGAAATGATCCACGTTTGCGGTTTGTCGTTCGACGGGGTTATGGGAATTTCACCGATTAAGGCGGCCCGCGAAACATTCGGAATCGGTTTGGCGGCCAACCAGTTCGGCGCTCAATTCTTTGGCAACGGCGCAAACGTCGGCGGCGTGTTAACGCACCCCGGACGTTTGTCGGACGAAGCATATACACGAATCAAAAATTCGTGGGCGAATTCATACGGCGGTTTGGGCAACGCCCACAAGACCGCGATTCTTGAAGAAGGCATGAAAATCGAGCGCATGACGATTCCGCCCGACCAAGCGCAGTTCTTACAAACCCGCGTTTTTCAAGTCGAAGAAGTCGCCCGTTGGTTTCTCATTCCGCCGCACATGATCGGCGACCTTAAAAATTCCGCGACCCGTGCAAACGTCGAAGAACAAGGCATCCAATTCGTACGAAACACGATTCGCCCCTACGCCGTGCGCTGGGAAGAAGAATTCACGCTCAAATTGTTTGGTTCTGAATCCGCATTCTTTGTTCAGTTCAACCTCGAAGGTTTACTTCGCGGCGACATCAAGTCACGTTACGACGCCTATGCGGTCGGTCGTCAATGGGGTTGGTTGTCGGTAAACGACATTCGCAAAAAAGAACAACTGCCCGACGTCGATGGTGGCGACATTTATTTGCAGCCATTGAACATGGTCAACGTTGGCGAAGACGAAAGCATTTAAGACGATGCCGTTTTCCGATTACCCACAAGCCGCAACCGACAACGCCAACCGCGCGTTGGAGCATCGCGAAGAATACGATTCCCAATGCGGAACGCCCGTTGGTTGGGAAACCGCCCGCATTTTATCGGAGCGTGAGGCCATATCGGTCGAACGCTTACCCCGCATTTATTCGTTTTTATCGCGTGCGAAGGTTTACGACCAAGGCGATTTCTTCGATTCCGAGAAAAACGAAATTTGCGGATCCGTAATGTACGCCGCGTGGGGCGGTGACGAAATGCTCGAATGGTCTGAAAAGACATACGAGGAATCCGAAGAATACGAACGGGAATTGCGTGCCGAGGGCGAACGCGTTTCTTTTGATTTCGACGGAACGTTGACCATGGCCGAGGGGCAAGAGTATTTACAAAAGGAATTGGAATCCGGTTCCGAGGTTTACATCATTTCGGCCCGCGCCGATGACGCGGAACTGATCGTGTTCGGCAACGAATACGGAATCCCCGAATCGCGCATCTTCGCGATGGGGTCAAACGAAAAAAAAATTGAAAAAATGAAGGAATTGAACATCGTTCGTCACTACGAAAACAACGACGACGTATTGGCCGAAATCGGCGGCGTCGGCGTTAAGGTAGGGAACGACGCACGGGCAATGCCCGGCGAACTCGAATTAGGCGATTTCGTGCGTTGGAATTCGTCAAATGGGTTCGCCTATGGTCGCATCATCGAAATCGCCGTAGAAGGCGAATTAGAGGCCGATTCGGGGTTCGTAGTGAACGCAACCGAGGACGACCCCGCCGCAAAGATTCGAATTTTCCAATTTGATTCCGAAATTGAGGCATACGTCGAGCAAGAACCAGCCTTGAACGTTGTTCACCGATTCTCGACGCTTGAAAAATTCGCCGCCGACGTTCGCAAGAACATTCCAATCATGGAGCGCCGCACCACGACGCAACGCGCCGACGTGAACGGACAAACCATCGCGGGTTATGCTGCCGTGTTCAATTCGCCGTCCGAAGATTTAGGCGGGTTCATTGAATACATCGCGCCGGGCGCGTTCGATTCCGTTATGAACGATGACGTCCGTGGTTTTTACAATCACGACTACAACTACCTTTTGGGCCGCGCATCGTCCGGCACGTTGCGTTTGTCAACCGACGAACGCGGTTTGCGGTATGAAATTGATTTGCC